TTGACACGTTCAGCGAAAAGCACCTTCAACAGCTCTATCAAAATTGATGTCCTGATTCCAGCTATTGAGAAAGACCTTGGCACTCTTCCCTATGTCATTGACAGTATTCGTAAGCAAGTGAAGCATCCGGTCGGTAAGATCATGGTTGTATCGCCACCAAGCAAACGAATCCAAGCCCTTTGCCGGCGTAAAAACTGCACCTTCATCAATGAAAAACGCGTCTTACCGATTACCAAAAAAGACATTCACTACCAAACCAAACGCACCAATCGCTCAGGCTGGCTGCTCCAACAATTGTTGAAGCTGGCGGGAGGAAACTTGACCAAGCAAAGGTATTATTTTGTGATTGACGCCGACACCATTCTCATCCGACCTCATGTCTTTCTCGTCAACGGGAAAACCGTTTTTTACTGCCGTAACTGGAGTCGTCCCGAGTATTTTCGCACCTATAAGAAATTAATGGGAACCAAGCCAACCGCTTCGCGCTCTTTCGTTGCCCACTATATGCTGTTCGACAAATCGAAGCTCTCCCGGCTGAAGTCTAAAATTGAGGCTAGGCATAAGACTAGATGGTACTGGGCGATTATCAAGAAAACCAACAAGCAGAGTTATGCCGGCTTCTCCGAGTTTGAAACTTACGGTAACTTCGTGAAAGCTCACTACCCCGGTCATCTGGTTGTAAGAAGTTCCCTTAACAAAAGCTTATCTTCAAAACCGGCATCACTTACTCGCAAACGAATAATCAGACTGGCCCAGAAATACAGGTCCATCTCCTTTCATAAACGCGGCTGGTATATCCGGAAGAAGAAGAGCATTAGAAAATGATGAGCTGATGTGTATGCCCGCAGCTTAAAGAAAATTGAGATAGATAACATGGACATGTTTGAAAGCTACATGGAAAGTGTGTACTCAAAAAAATAGCGGGCAAATCGTAAAATTGCCCACCAAATAAAAAACCCCTCGTACCTACAGGCACAAGGGGTTTTGCTTATTAGTAAGCGGTCATGTATTGCTCGCGCTCCCAATCGTGAACGCGTGTGCGGAACATATTCTTGGCTTTCAATCGATTTTAATACTCCTTAGAAACCGCATAAAATCAACAATTTCACCTACTGTTATTTCAAATGACATAAAATCATTTCATCATTTTGTGGGTGATTTGTGGGTGCGTTTGTGGGTGCTCTATACATCAAGAAACGCACTATAAATGCAGCTTAGAGCCCTTCAACTTTGAGGGGCTTTTGCGTATTTGTTTTCACTGTCATGCTAGTTCGTCAACAGGATCGCGAACCCCTCCTGCTTCCATCCAAGCATTTAACTTACTGAGTTGAAAGCGAATTGCTGGTTTTCGTGAACTTAATGATCCTAGTCGAGATGCTGGTAATGTACCTTCTCGTACCATAATGTAGATCGTGTCAGAAGAAATATTCAGGTATTCGGCTGCTTCATTAACAGTTAACCACTTTTCAATCTTAGGCTCGCCTCTCGTCTCTATCCTTTCTAGTAATCTCGGCATCAACATCTTAACCAGTCGTTCATCCTCTATTACTTGCTGAATTAGAATTTCGAGAATATCTGCGGATTTGTTCATTCAAATCACCTTGTAATTTTAATTAACTGACCTATCCGCAGTTTAGACAAGGGATCTAAAGATTATTCAAGCCCTTATTCGCGAAAAAATGGACATGGAAGAGCGAAACGAAATCGGTCATTAGGGAGTGCCCAAGCGTTTGTTGTTGAGCTGGCTCTCGCTGATGGGGTGTTTAGAGAAAAATTAAAACGGTATATGATCAATGGTGGAACACAGTTTATTTATACTTCGGATTCATGGATAGGTATTTCAAATGAAGAAAATCGGTCCTTTCGGATTCACGCTTGTCGGCTCGTTCCGGATTGATACTATCGCCCGATCATGGCCAAACGCTGCAGCTCCTCTTCTCAAGCAGGGGTACCGCCAGCAAAGTAACAAGAAACCCACATTAAGGGAAAAAGTGCCGTGAAAAACGTCTTTTGCGACAGATTTTTATGTCCATTGTCCTGTGAACCAGGCATAATGGCCTGACGGAACCGATGAAAAAAGTGACGCAAAAGTTCCTTAGAAGTAGGAAAAATCGGCTTATTTCACCTGTAAAATTTCTTAGCGTGGGTTTTATGTCATTTTGTTGGAAAAAAATAGGAGGTTTAATTAAATATTTGTCAAATATTATATGGTATCCACTATAATGTGGAAATATATTATAGGGCGACCTCCAACATTATGCTGGCGGTACCCCTTATATGGGGAGCTTTGATATGAAAATGTTGTCTGTTGTTAAAAGTATGTCAGTCGTGACTGCTTTAGCAGTTGCAGTAAGCACAAGCTGGTCACCTACAGCCAGTGCCGCAGCTATCGCTCCAGTTACTCAATTTGAAAAAAATAATCTTCCTGTGATTCCATCTGTGCATGAAATGAGTTCGGAGCAAAGAAAATTATTTGATAGTCTGGTTGAAGAAGAGGTAAAAAGAAATGGGCAAGATAATCCCGAGCAATTCAGGAAAGCATTAACGGATCTTTTTGATTCAAGAACATCTGGTTTAAACTTCAACCAATTGGCCTTGCAGGCTCAAGGTATTGAATCCAAAGATATCCGAGTGAATTGGGGTATAGGTGTAAACTTTGCTGCTTCGGCTATTAACGTTGCATTGGGTCTAATAGCTGGCGGTGGCGTAGGCGCTATCCAGGCATATATTATTAGTGTAGGAAAAAAAGAAGCCGCCAGAATCTTTACTGCAACAGTAACAAGCAAGTTAATTGCATGGGGTGCTCCTAAATTGGCCGTTTTTGTAGGGACAGCTGTGACATTCGCTATGGATTATCTTGATATCGGTGCGAAAATTGCTGAATATCTTGATTCTAGAGACTCTAAGCCTAATAACGGATGGATTGATTTCTAAACAAACGGATTGGATTGATACCAGTTGAAAAATTTTGCAAAATACACAACATTAGCAATTTGGGTGTTCTTGGTTATTTATTTTGGTAATATGCTTGGAGTTCCTAAAAACTTGTATTATTACATCATGTCTTTTTCTACATCTATTGCTGGAATTCTATTAATTCTTTATTTGTTTGACCGAAAAGATCGTAAACGCTAGATACAAGAAAGAGTCTTCAGTTCCACACGACTCTGGCGATCTTTTGGTTGCTCAACATTCTGTCACTAATGGAAAATGGGCTAAAGACATAGCTGGCACCAGAATGAAAGGGGCTGTCCAAAAAGGGGCTGTTGACAAAAAGGGTTAGGGACCCAATGCCCTAACCCTTTTGCCGTTTTTTCACTTTTACGTCGTCACTTTTTCTGTTACTCTATCCAGCATCGTAAACATAAGCCAAGGCAATTCATTCAGCACACCAGCAGGGTCATCGTTCAATCGCCTTTTCCAAACGTCCGGATCATTCAGGAGACCTTTGGCTGCAAGGCTGTCAATTGCTTTCAAGCCTGCTTCGCGCTCCCACTGTTCCAGCTTTAATTCGGGTTGTTCTTTATCTACAGTGTTGTCAGACTTATCAACATCGTACTGATGTAGCTCGTATTTCTCGATCAGACTAATCAGCTTTTGAGGGTACGCTGGATCAGTCGCATACCCGCCTTCCCTAATCCTATGAGCAGCCGTTTTGTAGTCAGCTCCAAGGACGCCGTGGTATCGCGTAGGCTTGTCCTTTGTACCATTCAGGATAAGGGCCGAGTGATCGGCAATCGATTCTGCCCAGTTGTTATAGGCCCGGAAGTTAGCTGTCACTGTTACCCACTCCCCGCTATAAAACTCCTTTGTCGGCATTGGGCAAACACCCGCCGGGCCAGTGCCTTTTATGCCGAAGAGGTTATTAGCTTTCACTGTCAGCCCGCTCTTTCCCCAATTGCTCTCCAGGATCGCCTGTGCAATGGTCAGCGAAGCAGGTACTCTAGTCTTTTTCATATCTGCCACAGCTGCAGGTGCAATCTTTGCGATAAACTCTTGCTGGGTCATTACTGATCACCTTCCCTTTTTTGGAATGTCTGTTTCCACAACTGATGCCCAAGAGTCGCGATTCCTGCTGCTAGAGTGCCCTGGATCGTAGCTTGAACACTAATTGCTCCCATCACTCCCCAGGCTAGTCCAATACCACTTCCGGTCAGTAACCATGGAATGCTCCAGTCTGCAATCAATGGCGTTTTCTTGAGCATCGCTCCGACCACAAGTAGCACAACCACAACAATTAACGCTTCCTCCAACAGGTATTGGTTAGCTAATGCCAACAGGTCCGTTTCTTTCATACTGCCCCTCCACCTTTCGTAATCGATTCAATGAGTTTCCAAATCAGCGCTCCAGCTCCTAGCACTGTCCCAACAATCCAACGTTTATCATCTCGGCCCTGTCTCTTATCGTTATCGATTCGTTGCTCAATTTCTTTCTTGATGTCCTCGGCCTTCTTCGTCAGATCGGTGATCTCTAAGCTTAACTCATCGAGACGCTTGTGGGCTGATCTCGTGCTTTGCATCGCTTCGATGGCCAACTTTTCCGTTGAGTCGAGTTTGTTTGCCATATTGCCGAGCTGCTTAATTTCTGTTTCAATTTTCCCGATCGCAACTAGGATGTCAGTGATTCCTTTTTGTAAATCCTTGATCTCATCTGCCACTAACACATGACCTCCTCACCCCCTGGGGGCAAAAGTAAAAGGAGCCGCGTAAGCAGCTCCCCATGAGAAAACGCCCTCTCAAAATCGAGTAGGCGCTTATTTTGGTATAGCATTTGGAAACTCATTGTCTGATGAAGTCATGTCAATGTGTCCCATACCATTGCTCACTAAAGTTGGTAATCGTTTATGAACGCTGAAATGATCATCGTGCTTTGATTCTCGAGTGTATATCCCGAATAGTTTATTCCATTAGAGTCCATTCTAAAGACGCTAATTGTCCCGTTGTTCCCCGTTGAAATGATATTGTTCTTGTAGAGAATAGGGTGCATCAATGAAGAACTATCGGACGGGCCGAAAGAATAGGTTCCGAGCAGATTTCCTGAGTAGTCGTATTTGTTTATTCCCCAGTATCTACCATTATCATTTAACACCACATATAGCGCCCCATTGGCAACAATCACGTCTCCAATTTCTTTTGATGACAATGTTGATAAGGTTACTCTATGCAGCAAGCTCAATGATTCATCGTAAATGTCCACCACATACCTATCTTTTACTAATGCAATTAACCCTTCTCCATAGAATCCGCGGTACCAACTATACGGATTATAGTAAGTGTCCTTGAGAAGTGTACCCGTTCGTCTATCATGCTTGCGTACCGTTCTAAGTGATGTGTTCAAACAATAAAAGTGATCATCAGTGATACAAGTAGTACGGTACGTATTGGCGTTGGTGTTGTCATGATAGGGTGTCATTTTCTTGTACTCTGGGCTTGTGCCCGATACTCCGAAAATAGATACTCCTTTTTTAATGTTGACCGGTATTAAATCAGGATCACCGATAACTTTTCCTGATCCGCTATGGTAACCTGCAGGGATGGCTTGATCTGTTGCTCCTGGCGTAATAGTAACCGCGCCTTTGTTTGGCATGGTTCCAGTAATCCGAGTACCATTTACGTATGCAGTATCACCTGCCAGTATTTTTGCAGCAACAGCAGTTGCGTCTGCTGTATCAACAACACTTGGCTTACCAGCTACACCGAAAATATTTGCTCCCGCTTTTATGTTGGCTGAAACAAGGTCCGCATCGCCTATTACTTTTCCGCTGCCGTTGTGATAGCCTGCTACAATTGTCTGATCGGTTGTTCTTGGCGTTATGTTTACGGCACCGTTATTCGGCATGGTTCCGGTCCTTAGCGTGCCATCCGAATTTGAGAAGGTAACTCCCTCAAGTACCTGGCTTTCAATAGCGTTCCCTTGTCCTTTAACGATACTGTTCACGCCATTTACGAGCTCTTGAAAACTATGGGGAGAAGTTCCTGCAACCGTTCCCCCCTTGGCGATAATGGCGGTTTTCACTTGATTTTTCCCATTACCGACAGACGTAAAAAGCTCTGCAAGTTTGCTATCAATAATATCCATATTGCCGTTTTGGTCTTCTACGTTGTAATTCTCATTGCCTTCTGGCTTTTTTAATTGGTAGTTCGGTGTGTATTTGGCCACTCTCTGCTTTCCCCTTTCTATGGCAAATTAGATGATCGTAATTGCTCATGGGTCCGTGTTGCCAATTGGTTATGGGTGTAGCCGTGTAATTGCTCGTACCGATTAAATAGGAATACATAAAGCACTGCCAAATGCGCGGGCTTGATTTCTTCAATCGCTATCTCAACGTCTTCGATATTTGGCGGTATCCCAACAACACTGGAAAACGTGATCGTAATTGTGCTGTTTTCAAATTCGATTTCAACTTCGCCATTTGTCCAGCTATCCACGACCAATTTGATAAGGGCTGCATCAACCTTACCAGTCCCGCGCATTTTTGATTTAATGAGTGATCTACGCTCATCAATCGGCTTGCTTGTATCGACTGTAATTCCCAATTCTGTCTCATAGATTGATAGAGCCCAGGTTGCTGTATCTACAGACATCTGCAGATGCAAGTCGGCGATTGCTTCATCCCGGTTGTCTAGCTGAATGGCTTCTGCATCAAAAATGGCTTTGTACACTTTTGATTTTCGTTGGAACTGTTGCAATCGTTTCAGCATTTCATCTGTCCTAGACATTAACCGTCACCGTCCCCACGACTGCCACTTTCTCATCCTCAATGGGTACATTGGAGGTTCCATTGTTCACGAGCAGACTACTGTAGTCGGCAACCCCTTCGCTATTCAATACAGCCGCCCCTACTTTTGCATAACTGACAATTGATTCAACAAAGGCGATGTCTTTGAGGTACTCGGTCAAGGATGCTATGATGTTGTTTCTAACCTGTTCCACTGAAAAACCTACAGCCAGCGTGACTTTAATAGAGACATTGACCGATATACCTGCAGCACTCACTACTGTAGTCCGAGCTCCGATAGGCGCCTGGCCTTCACCCTTCCCTGTACTGCCAGGATCGATATGATCTTGAACAGCGCTCACAATGGCTTGACTTGCCGGTTTCTTATCGCTGTCGATGATAATCACCTTCACTGTGTTGACTCCGTCCCAAAGTGGCACGATACGGACATCTCCTACCCCTTGCACTTCCATGGCCCAGTTTTTATAGTGAGCCTTGTTACCGCTCGTAGCAGGTGTACGAATGCGTTGGTAGTATCGTTTGAGCAGGTCCTCGTCCGATTCGGCATCAAACCCATCTGATGTTGGGCTTGGATTGGTGACTGCAGTAAAACCCGAAAGGGTGACCGGAAATAAAATGATTGAATTAGCTGGCACATTTCCGCTTGATCCAGCGACTACCGCTTCGACTTTTACCGTCCCACTGGCCACAATTGCTTTTGTCTCTATTGCATGAAACTGTATTCCTCCCGGTGTTTCAAAAAGGTCACCAAGAGAAATCGTTCCGGTTCCCGTAACTGTGACGCTTCCTACTGCATGCGTTGCTTCTTTACGATCGATTCCAGTGCGCTCTTTGATGCGCTGTGCCAGCTCCACACCTTTCAAATTTTCGATGCCGAGCTTACCTTTTACGTCATCAAGTTTCGCATCCGTTTTTTCAAACTGTTCGGCCACAGTAGCCAGTCCGTCATAGATGAACTCGCCAACTTGTTTGTCGTATTTATCCGGAATGTCCGCTAATAGTTCAGCTAGAATCTCGTCTTTTGTAGCCATTAGCTGCCCCCTTGTCGCTCGACCAGCGTTACATCAAATGCACGTTCAGGCAGGCTGTTATATTGATCGACGATTTTACGTAGAACAAGCCGATGGATTTCGCCGTTTGAGATGGGGGCCGGGAACAAGTGGCCGTACAAATCTGTATACATGTTCTCGCCACGTAACGCTGCGGCACGAATACTTGCTATTACAGCAGTTCCTGTTTCCTCAATGATTGGATTTACCGCTGCTTTGAACAGTTCAAACACGTCCTCTTGCGTCAACCGTAAACGGATAAGCTCTGCTAGTTTATCGTCTACCATTAGACATTCACCGTCCTTTCTACCGTGCCGTAAATACTAGACACTTCAACGCTGATTACCAATCTGGAGCCTGTCTGCGTAAACGAGAAGTTGTCTACCTTCGTAATCGCGTCGTTTTGCAGCAAAGTCTCTGTTATCATCCGTTCATATTCAGATCGAGAAAAGTCAGGGTGAAAATTCTGGCCGATCAACGAATGGTGCTCGCTACCGTAGTCTGTTCCAGCGTAGATCAAACTCCCCTTAACAGTACGCAATGCCTTCTCAATCCACACTTTGAGGTATTCCAATCCGGTGACCTCGATCAGCTTTCCATCTTTCAAAACAAAATCACCCACTTCAAAATCCCACAGATACGTTTTATGAACGGTCTGGGTCTTCATCTGCTGGGTGATCTGTGCTTGAGGTAAATCCAACTGAGCGATCTGTGGTAAACTCATTCGTCTGGCTCCTCCCATACACGATCTTTGACAAACCACAGTTTTAGCGATTCATCTGGCTGCAGAATAACCTGGTTGCCTACTTTCAGCCCATCGGTATATGTGATGGTTGCCTTGATCTTATTTTCCGGACTATCGGGATTGTCCGTGATAGGGACAGCCAGCTTTGTGATGCGCTCCTGTATACTACTGCCATTTCGATAAAACGCAATCGTTACTGGGAACTTCTCGTCAAGTCCGGACATCTGCAGCTCCGTTAATTCAACTGTCCGTTTGTAACCAGGCATGAGACTTTCCCCAATAACTAGGTGCCGTCTCTCTAAGATAACGCTGTCACCGTATTGAATTTTGAGAGGCGTTACCGAAACAACCGTCCCGACTCGTGGAGCCGTACTCGGCGGGTTCCGGTTCTCCTTGTACAAATCAACAATCAGTTTGGCCAGGCGGTCTTCACTACTCACCTAATCGCCTCCTATTTCACGTCCTCGGGTAAAGCCAAGTCCAGTTGCATCGTATGAATTTGGTTCTTCACTTCATGCTTGGCGCTGGTAATCATAAATCGATTTTGCATGCCAGTGACTGGCTCCGTTACATCGAGCAGACGGCCAGCCTTAAAAGCGACGTCCCCCATCAACTGGATGCTGTTTGTCTCGTGGATTCGTGCCAGCCTCTTCAACAGGATTCTAGCTACTTCCCGCGCCTTTGCTGCGTCTTCTGCATCTATTTTGAATACCTCTTCCAGCAGACCGTATTTACGTATTAGCCCCTCGTCTTGAGACGTCGCCACGATCTCGTACTTTGGCTTGTTCTTTTCCTTCTCGTCGCGCTCTATGAGGATTTTCACACGGTTTCGCATTTCCTCAATGGATCTCGTGCGATCCGCACCTAACGGGTTTGTCATCACGTCAACAGGCGCGATGTTCTCTGCAAGCTTGAAGGTGCCTTTGATGAGCAAATCTTTCATTTCCTCGAAATAGATTTTTCCTTGCCTCATCTCGACATTGTATCGTTTCCCACTCCGGCGCTCATGGAGCTTGTAAATGGTTTCGATGATCTCGGCAGGGCTTTTCTCTAAGAAAATATCGTCTATGATGGTCGGCATCTCTGGGACATTTCCGATTAACATGCCGAAATCACTGAGAATCTTCGTAATGGCTTGTGAGGCCGGGATTTTATTAAACTGGTACACGCTCTTTGACTTACCGAGATACCATGCATAGTCATATACGGTGTACGTAATCGCGCTGCGTCCCTGCCGGCCTTCTTTCACAACCACGCCTCGGTTTATTTCTTCTCCATCTTTTAGAAGCAGTACGACGTCGCCAAGATCGCATGGATTTACGGGGAACAATTTCGCATCCGTCCAGTTCACATCAAAATTCATCGCGGACATGAGTGACAGATTGGAGTCCCATGAGATACTGCCTACCAAGGGCGTGAGGTCGTGACTTTTCTGGCCATCATTTTTTATTAATAGGACTTGAAACATCGTCTCAGCTCCTTGCCGTGCTCACAAACGGGAATTCGGTCATCTGCAAGGTGTAGTCAATGTCGCCGCTACGCCCTACACCATGCTCAAAATTCGTAATAGCAACCGCCATGTTTAGCGACTGAGCACCCTTCGAGTCAACGATAACCAGTCGTATTGGAATCCGCATCTTGCGCCAACGCTTAATTGTATTTACATAAGCCATCCCCCACATGCTGCGGTTTTGCAAGAAGGGATAGTCACGAATCGGAAAAAAGCTTTTGATATCTACGGATTGAAGTCCTTCCAGCCCGATCAGTAGTAACGACTGCTGCAGCCCGTCTACCTGCTCCGATCCCCAGGGAGACGGTACGTTGTACTCAGATGGAGGCACGGGCAGCTGCATGACCTCTGCATTGTTGTTAATTGACAAGAACACGTTGATCAAGTCACCACCTCCTATGTGCTCCACATATGACGCTCAATTCGTCCCAGCAAGCTGTCTGCTAAATCTACCGGGCTTAAATTATCACGTAACGTCGCCTTTGTATTCTTGTCTGTTGCCTTGGTATTTCCGGCTGTTGCGTCAGTGTTAAACGCCAACGCATTCGTATTTGCATTCAGCGCATCTGTCAATTTCTTGTCACGTTGGCCGCTTGCCTCGCGCTGCTCTTTCCGGGTTTGGTTCAGATCATCAGTAAATCCGGTATTTGCTTTTGCTGCTGAAAAATCAACCTGGGGAATGATGCTCTTTGTTTCCCATTTCGGCATCTTCGCATCAAATTGCGCTGCGCCAAAATTGACATCGATTCGTTGTCCGCCGACTGCTTCCAAAGCTGCGTTGATTGGAGCCAACATATTTTTAGCGCCCCATTCAGCAGCAGAAACGATCCCATTCCACATCTGTGCAGCACCAAACCCAATGCCTTTCCATGCAAAATCGTATGCACTTAAAAGTGTGTTGGCTAGGCCGATCCAATTGTTTACACCCTGCTCTGCATAGTCCACGACTACATTCCAAAGTTCTTTTGCAGCTTGCTTCACGGTATCCCAATTTTGCACGACATAAATTCCAGCTGTAACTAGGAGTCCAAGCAGCGTAATAACAAAGCCGATTGGATTGGCAGCCATTACCACATTGAGCCCCATTTGTGCCGCTCGCAAAATCCCAATCTGTCCGGATGTGACCAGTGCTGCTGTACCCATCAGTCCAGTTTTCACGGTGGCAAACGTGGATTCAACTCCGAATAGGGCTGTGGTAAGTGTCGCGCCTGCAACAGCAATCTTATAGACCACAAGCGATCCAGCAACCCCGTAGACAACAGGCCCGATGACAGACCAGTTACTCGAAACGAATACCGCAATATCACTCATTACCCCAAACGTTGCCTTTGCCGCATTGTAGGCTGTCATCAGTCCTTGCGAGAAACTGGCACCCCATGCTGCCGCGCTGTCACTGGATAGAAACGCCTGTATTCCTCTCAGGTCTTCCTTGAGAGCTAAAAACAAAGGAGACGTCATTCCCGCCAGCATTCGTGTTCCTGACTCTTTGATATTGGCGAGGGTGTATTCGAAAGTGTCTGACATGGATTTCATGGAGCCGCCAAAACGTTTCTCCAAACCAGTCATGATGGCCGGCAGTGCCTTGTCCGCAAAAAGCTCTCCGTTTTCGGCCATCTTCATTAGCTCGACTTTTGATTTCCCTAGCTCCTGTGACAACAGGTCCCATCCAGCGACACCGCGTTCCGCTAACTGGTTCATTTCCTCGGCGGATACTTTTCCTTTGGTTTGGATTTGACCGATCGCCAAAGCAATTCCTTTTAACTGATCTGTATTTCCTCCCACTGCCGCTACCGTGTCACCAAGTCGCTGTAACATCGGGATAACCTGGCTACCAGCAAAACCCATGCCAAGCAAGGTTTTCGCTGATTGCTGCATACCATCAAAGTCAAACGGGGATGTCTCAGCTAATACTTGTAAATCCTTCACCATCTTCTTTGCGTCTTCCGCAGATTTTAACAGGATGCCAAAGGATCGTTCCGCTGTCTCGGCTGTCATATTCGCTTTCACGCCAATTCCGACCATGGCTGTTGCTGCAGCACCTATGGCGACAGCGGCCATGCCTGCGCCTGACTTAATCGATGACCAAGTTTCAACGCCAACATTTTTCAGGTCCTTCAAATGCTTTTTATAGGCGACTGTGCCACCAATAATCTTCTGTAGGGTCCCTGTTACCCCGTCTTTGAGAACCAGAGTTTTACTTACGTCTTTTGCGCTCACATAGTCCTCCCCCCGCTTCTATGTCGTGTCTTCCAAGACGCGTAAAAAAGGGCGGAATTTATCCGCCCCACTTTTCTTTCTCTTCTTTGTTATGGACAAGAATGGATTGCATCATTAAACGCTTTGTTAGAAAATCGACATTCAACAAATATTCAGGAGCGAACCCTCGTTGTATATAGTAGTGCAGATAATAAAAGTCAGGATCGCTCTCGATTAGTTTTTTAGCTCAAGGTCTACTTTCCGTACGCCAGTTGCATACCCTGCTAATTGCAAGGCATGTCCGCCAATTGCAGCAATCTCACCTTGGCGGAAAAGCATTGTAACGATATCTGTTGGTTCTACACATCCATACGCTTGCTGTAAAGAAGCGTCTTTCAAGTTGGGCTCTATTACACAATGATAGACAATAAAAGGATCGGCCATTTCGCTTCGTGTGTCATCGTGCGCCATTGTAAGAGCTTCAACTGCAATGGATTTATCAGGCTCTTGAACGGTAATGTGTCCGTCTAGTGACTCCACATATAGGGTCATCGTTTTCGCCTTCCGTTTTTTGATTTGTTCTTTTTGCTCAATCAGGTCTGCAATAGTAATTTTTTTGGACATTTTTATTCCTCCATTTTTGGGGACTATTATGAGAGCATGTCAATCATTTCGTAATCACTGAACTTGAATGGTATTTCCTCGCTGCCAGTCGTTTTCAATTCAAACTTTAACAGCATAAACTCAGAGATAGTCACGTCATGGATTGCCACCCGCTCAGCTCCATTCGCTCCGGGGTCTTCCACTTTACCGACGATAGAAAATCGAGGGTATTTCCCTTGCTTCACGTCAGCAGCCATTTTTCGTTGCACGCGTGAATGGATTTTCTTGATTGTCATTGATCCTTCGCCTGCCCACCCCAACTCCTTTTGGTAGGTAGCAGGATCATTTGCAAAGTTGACATCATCAGAGGTAATAGTCACCTTTGCTTCAAAACTATCTACTTCTGCCCACAGTTCACCGTCTACCCAAACACGGCCGTACGTCCCGTTCACGATTTTTCTGGAATCATTCCTCGCCATTCATATCACCGACCTTTCCTTAAACGTGAATTGCCATTTTCAAATCTTCAACTGCATCGAGGAACTTCAAACCTCCAGCCAAAAACACATCGTCTTGGAAACTCGATGTCTTTACCTTTTGATCATCCCACCCGCTAGTGTCGGTGCCGACCGCTTCCCAGGCTTGCCGCTGTGCTTCGATATCGACCCCTATTGTGTTGTTAGCGCTCGGGTCCAATACTTCCCCTTGTAACCCACGAAGATACGCATTGATAGCCGTAATGAGCAGCACTTGATTGTCATAGCTGTTGTTTACCTTCCCAGCATACTCGTCGTTAAAGGTACGTCTGATATCTTCCTTTACCATGTCGTGGCCTTCGATGATTTTGATTTTCTTAAAATCAGGCCCTTTCGTTGGTGTTGTAGTGGTCAAAGAGTTAACACCACGGGCAATTTTGATTTTCTCACCATCATTGATTAGGATAAGCTTTCCAGCGTCAATATCTGCATCTGGCGTTTCGCTTTCCTCAATCGCTTCAATCTCTGGCAATTCGTAGAAAGTAGCGCTACGCGTAAGAGGCAACCCCGCAAGAATGCCAGCGATCCGCGCCGTGTACTCCGATGAGGAATAGGTTTTCGATCCAACGACAATGCCCCCTGTAGCGAAATCAATAATCCCTTCATGATCGCTTGCGCTATTGGGCAATACAGCTTTGAATTTTTTTTTGTTTACGTCGCGCCACGTCTTTATTTGCGTGGATATATCAGCGACATCAGCAGCAACGATACCAGGAACAGCTAGGTAATCCCATCGTTTTCCGCCAAGTCGTACGAGAGCTTCTTTATAATCCGCTTCCGCTGTCGGTAGTCTCTCGACGATGATTTTTGATGGAACACCCAAAAAGGCTTTTTTGATATAGTCCAAATTAGTTGCCGACCAATCAGTGGCATCGATGTCTGAAATGGACCTGTATTCCTTCGTGGTGAAAGATTTGCCTGTATCATCTTTCAATATCAAGGCCACAATGCCCCGCTGACTTCGCTGGATAGCCGAAACAGCAAGCGAGGAAAAAACAATCGAAATCTCAGGTAGCCCCATGCAGCATTCCTCCTACAGTTTTTTCAAAATCTTGTACAACTCTTCATCAAGTATCTCGTTCCAATCTTGGTTTATTTCCTTACCAGCTTTGTCGAAGATGTTGAATCCAAGCACATATCCTAATTCTTTCTTGTCTGGCTCTGGCCCGACCATTCGGTGGCCATATTCCAGCAAGTGGGCGTGGGGTGATCGAGAATAGGTTCGGACTTTGTACTCCTTTCCTTTCACCCACACTTTGCCGCGCTTGATCGATTTGAAATAGTTTCCGGTGTCCTCAATCACAGATTGTTTTGCTTTACGTAGCACAATCTTTCGAGCGTGATTCCCAGATCGCATCATGAGGCGCCTGGCTTCCTTCGGAAAATGCTTTACCAAATTATCAAGATCGCGGCGGAATGCCTCAATATCCTTGTCATCCACATCAAAGTCAGCCACGGAGCTTCAACTCCTGCATTTTCTCCTGGTTCTCTCCTGCACATGGATCAACTGCCGGATCGTCAAAGAAAGTAAAATCAAAATCGTAATGCACCACTTTATCGAAGATACGCGAGGAATAGTCGTCGATTGTAAAGGTGCGATCAGCCACAGCAAAGTTCAGGCTGAACAGTTTTTCAAGCCGATCCTGCACGTCGTAAGCCTCTTCCTTGTAGTCGTATCGATTGGTAGGGAAAAAGAGTATGCGACATGTCATGTCCCGTTGTGTGCTGAATTGCCCTCCGTCCCCGTTGTTCGTCTCCAGCATCACGAAAAAAGAAGGGCGGTCAAACCCTTCTTCTACATCGCTGCTTTGGATTGGGATAGTAGGGAACTCTGAATTGATTTTTTCGTTAATGGCTCTATTTATCTGAACGCGCGTCAGCATGTCATCGTCTCTCCTTACACATCAGCTGCAGCTCCCGCTTATTGAATTCAGGATGGATAATGTACATGATCTCAAACGAGATTCCGCGATAGTCAATCATCATCGAAGGCTCAATTCCCTCTCGAAAGCGAATCCGTATGCGAGTGGTGACCGTCGACTCACTTTTCTGGGCCACAAGGGATTCTTGTCCACGTAAAGGTTCTATAGCTGCCCATACCGTGGCATAGTCGATCCAGGTTTGCTTCTTTTCTTTCATACTGTTCTCGATCCATGTTTGTTTGCGAATCGTGATGCGTTTATTTAACCGATTAACGAGCTGCTTCATGGCGTCCCCTCTGGCGCATAGCTATGCTGGAGTTGCGCCATAATGGACTGACACGTAAACCGTACTTTGTCAGAAGACGGTTGCGATCCAATCAAATCTCTGTTTTCATACCAGTCAGCACAAAGGACGAGGCAATACAATTTCGCCAACTGATTCGTACCATCAAACACAACCTCAACGGCGTTATGCAAATATTCCTCGGCTGCGCTGGCGATGATTCGAATGACAACGTCTTCGTCATCTCCATCCACACGTAGCCAAGTCTTCGCTTCATCAAGCGTCAATATTGCCATCGGCTTTCACGTTCCCGTCATTCTCATTGGGGTTATTCTCAAGGTACGCCTTGTATAACGCCTCACGTTTTTCTGCATTACTGTCATCGCCTTCAATCTTTAATGCATCTAGCACCTTTTTCTGCTCTGGTGCTGCAAGGGCGGCGAATTCTTCGAACGTCAACTCTTTCTGTTCTGGAACATCGTTCTCTTCTGACACCTTCAAAAAGCCTTGCGACACCAAATACTCTACGCGTTCAGCGTCGTCCAGCGAATATGTGTCCCCGATGCGGTATAGCTTCATGTTCTGATGTCGTTCTCTGAAATCTTGAATCACTTTCGCTACCATTTTGACCACCTCCCTTAATCATAAAAAGGCCGGTTGCCCGGCCATATTCGTCAAATTTTAAGGCGTTGGCGTGATGTCCAATTGACCATACACAGCTGCTTCAGCATCCCACTTCACGTAATCGTCACGCATGATCGTACGCATTTCAGTTGTGTTACGACGCCATGCGTCACCACCCTCGCGCGTGCTTGCAAGTTCAAAGAATCGGCGGTTAAACAGCACCAAGAACTGCTTGAGATTCCCTACAAACATCGGGGCCTTCGTGCCGCTGGAAGGCAGGTTTCGATTGCTTACTACAGCAATCGGACGACCTTTGTACAGCTTACGCCCAGGTTGTGTGAAATCGTCCATCAGGATCGGGCGACCATTGCCATCTACTTGATTGTCTAACCAGTTATAACCGTCCTGGTTGGTTAACATGATGGCGGAACGGCTGATAGCTGGATCAAGGTCCACATTCAGTACCTTGTTGATTGCTTTAAGGTCAGCCATTGCCTTAGGCGTCAGCGTTTGGAGTTTTGCCAAGATGTGAACGTTTCGTGTGTGTGCTGCCTTACGTGCTATCCAGCTCGTGACATAGCCGATCAAGTTGGCATCAGCGTCAGCTAGCAGATCATTCGTCAATGGGAGATATCCCGCTCGTGGTTTGACCTTATACTCGATTGGTGTGAATTTCGGATTGTCTGTCTCTGGAATATGTCCATACTCGGCAATATCCGCAAACGGTGTCATATCAGCATCGGTCTCCATCACACGAGTACCCGAGAGCGTAGAGACATTCTCAACGGTAACGTACTGGCTCAAGTCGTTCCAATCCCGCATTAACGTATTAATTTGTGTCTGAATGTCCTTTGGAACAAGAATTCCCACATCTCCATCGGATATTGCCGGATTTGTGCCCCCTTCGTTCATAACTGCCCGGCGCTCATACTCCCGAATAACAGAGCGCATTTCATCATTGATTCCTCGGCGTCGGATTCCCCGAAGTACGATTCCTGTGTACTCTTCCTCCAATTCTTGCACGTCTCGTTCTTCCATGTTTCCGTCGTCGTTCAGTTCTTTGCCGCCCAAGCCGCGTGCTTCTGTTTCCTCAAGCTCACGTTGCAAATCGACTCTCGCTTGTAGGTTACGGACTTCCTCCATCTTTTCCTTTGCCTCGTTAGTCTTATCATCTGCCAACATGGTACGTACTTCCTGTTTTGCGGTGTCCAGTTTCTGGAGCAGCGCTCGCAATTCCTTTGTCATTTGATCACCTCATGAGATTTTTGGCAAAACAAAAGCTCAACCGATGAGGTCAAGCTCGATTAGCATTTTTTCTTTTTCATATTGGTCTGCTGCCCGTTTTTCCGATGCCTTGAAATCATCCAATGAACGAGCAGAAACTTCATTTGCTGGATAGGCTGGAAAAGCAACCGGGCTAATTTCGTATAGCTCCGCATTTAGAATCAATCGCTTGTAAATCCGTTTGTCATCACGCTTTTCGCTGGACCATTTATCTTTAGTGACTCGCATCCCGAATGAAACCCCGTCGACATCCCCACGTTGGATTAGTTCCCAGGCATCATTGCCCACAGTAGTATTCGGAATGTCCAACTCGAAGCGAAGCTCTTTTAAACTATCCATCACACGCAACGTACCTGATTTGGTATTACCCAATACCTGCGAAGTGTCATGACTCCAAAGACCAACAACCTGACGAGCTGCCAAACTATCAGTAAATGCCCCTGCTGATATCTGCTCCACGATTGTGTCACCGTACCAGTCACGCATATCAGCGCTATCCGTATCGTACTTGATTGCACCTGTGATTGTTCGTTTACTGTCGTCGCCTTCATTTGCGCGAACCTCAAGTTTTACCGGTATCGCCCTGACTTCCTTTGTTTGGGTCGTCTTTTTCTCCTGTGCCAGCTCCCCCACCTCCTTTCGCTTGATATGCTTTGCCCGCTTCTGTAATCGGGACCACACTACCGTTGACCAACAATTGGTCGCCTCCCTCTTTTGGAGGTAGATTCTCCAGAGCTCTCGGCTCATTTGGTGTAAGGAAACCACCTTGCACCCCGATTCGATACGCTTCATACCTCGTCTTGATATCGCTTCGCAGGATCGCATCTACATTAAACCGGAAAAAGAACCCGTCGTGGATCTCATCGTCCAGCAGCAGCTTATATGTCAGCTCCTGCTCGTACATTGTGAGGATCGGTTGTAGTGTATCTGTGTAAAACTCCCTTTGTTGCTCAGCGACGTTTGAATGTGTCGCCCTTGATAAATCGTTAAGTTGATGCATTTTGATTCCGAATGAAGCAGCAATTTGCCGAATCGTCAGCTGATTGTTTTCGAGAAACTGTGCATCATGCATATTTAACGCGATTGGCACGAATTGATACCCCACAGGCATCAGTGCAACTCTATGACTGTTGCTCAACCCAGAAGACATCGTTTCAAATTTATCTCGAAAATTTTTCTTTGCTTTTTCGTCAAGGTCGCCAACGTACTGGATAATGCCTTTGGCTTGAAGCCCTTGTTTGTAGAAATTGTTGACGAATTTGTTTGCGGATGCCCCATTTTCGAGTGTGCCTTTGAGCATATCCAGAGCTGAAAGCCCAACAATCCCGTCAAGCGTAATACCGCCCTTGAAATGCAAGATTTCATGGGGTTGAACCTTGCGTAACTCATATCCAAGGTTGACCTCGTACCAGAGGCTGGATCGATTTGTCATGATGCCGCTTGCGCGTGTATCATTGTCTACCCAAATTTTGACCCGGCTTGCATCCATCGGCCAGAGCCCAACGATTCGTCCACGCTGATCAAACTCAATACTTGCATAGGCATTGCCATACGTATTGTTCTGTGCCTCAATGCACTTCCAAAAATCATAGGCGCTCATATACGGATTTGGTCGCAACCGAAGCAGTTGTAAAACTGAGTGTCGTGTTTGCATCTGAATCCCTGATTCGTCTTCTCGAAAAATCTTCAATGGCAGCTTTGCTACCGATTCAGAACGAATACGCACACAAGCGTAAACCGTATCGATTTTGAGAGCATTTTTCCCTTTTACGTTCACATCGCCAATGTCGATCCCTAGAACTTCAAGAAGCCGACGATCATCCACGTTCAGTTCTAAGGTTTCACGGTTTTCAATCCCAAGCCAGCGTCGTGCTATTGTCTTGATATTCACATTTGCACCTCCCTCCTCTCAAAATCGCAAGCGCTTGGGAATTTACCCCCAAAGCTTGTCCAGGAATTCTTCTTCCGCGAACTCTCCGACGTTCAAATCGATCTCCTCAAATAACATGGCCGTTGCCATTGCATTGATCATGGCAACGATTAGGTCTATGCGTTCCTTCGATTTGTTTTTCATTGGCTTGACGTTCTCGTTCCCATCGACCGCAATAACGATATTCCCCCAACACCAACGCGCAACGGGATTTGCTTCGTGGCTCATCAGCCCCCGCTTCATGAGCTGCTCGATCATCTTCATAGCAGGGCTCATGTTCTGCATGTTTTGGGGGATTTCAACGACATCAACGCCACCGCGAATAAGCCGCTGAGAAAGCATGCGGCTGTTCCATGGGTCGGTGCCCAACGTTTGAATGTCGTACTCTTTATTTGCATCCAATAAACGGGCCTCAACGAAGTCATAGTCCACAACATTCCCGGGAGTAGTGTGCAAATATTTCTGCGTGACCCACTTGTCATAGGGAACCCTATCTACCCGAACCCTTTCTTTCATGTTGTCTTCGGGAATCCAAGCATCAAAGATGACTCGCCAATCAGGTATGCCATTCTGGGGAGGAAACAGATAGCAAGCTGCCGTTATGTCTGTCGTACTGGACAAGTCCGTACCAGGATAACATCGTTTGCCCACCAGTTCCGATCGTCCCCACTTACCTTCCGTATGATCCCACAGTGTCAAAGGTTGCCACCCCGTCTTTTTCAGTGATATCCATTGGTTCAACCGCAGCCAACGGAAAAGTTTTTCTGACGCTTCGCTATTGCGTGCAGAAACGGCCTCTTGACGGACAGATTCAATACTGATCGTATGCCCCAAACTCGGGTTAATCCTGTACCACAAAGCCTCGTCATAAATGTCCTCCTCCGGCTTGTCAGGATCGAATCCGTAGTCGTCTGGAATGCCATAAACTCGAACATACCAAGTCGGATCAACCAGCTCGCCAGATAAAAACTTGAGTGCTTTATCGTGGATTTCAAACCCGATTGAGTGCCGATCCGGGTCGTCCCCCGCTGTCGTGATTACCCACCATAGAGGTTCCTTCCTAGCCGCTCCCGCACCGAAAGTCATAACGTCCCACAAGTCCCGATTTGGCTGCGCGTGCAACTCATCGAAGATGACAACCGTTGGATTAATACCGTGCTTCGAGTAGGCTTCGGCGGACAACACGACAAGCGTCGTTCCCGTTTCACGATTTATAATCTCCTTGCTACTGTCCTTAACTTTAAGCAGAGCTTCCAATTCCGGGTCTTGCTCGATCATCCCAACAGCTGCTTTATAAACCAGCCCAGCTTGTTTTTTGTCAGCGGCACAGCAGTAAATCTGCCCTCCTGGGCCGTCACAAACCAAATGATATAGAGCTAATCCGGCAATCATTGTCGTTTTGCCGTTTTTCTTTGGCATTTCCAGATAGGCGTAGCGATATTGGCGGTAGCCACTCTCGTTGACCGTGCCGTAAACATCCCATAGCAAGCTACGCTGCCAATCGAGTAAAACTAGAGGTTGCCCATAAAAATCATCGACGCCATTGAGCATCCCCATAAACTCAATTGGTTCAAGCGCTCGCTGTTCATCATGAGCCATGACTACCACGCCTGTTTAAGAATTGCGCCATTGCTGATTTTTTCTCTTCTTTTTTCGGCTTAGGGACGTTCTTAACTTTGGCCAACGGATTTAGGAACAGCCGGTCTTGCATTTTTAGCAGCATATCCATCTTCTTGTTGATTGCCGATTCGATTTTGAGTATGCCTTCAATGCTTGCCAGCTGGGATAGGTAACGAAGGGCTTTGTAATTCACCTCGTCTACCGCTTCGGCACGGCCAATGTATTCATCAAGGATGTGTTCGTCAACGACAATGTTCTCGAGTCGCTGATACTGTACAAGCAGACGCTCATATTCACTGAATGTCTTACAGTACAATGCAAGCGTACCGACGTCTGAGCTGGTCAGTAGTTCGACTCCTTGATCAGCCGCACTCTTATACTCTTTTACCAACTCATTCCAGATACGATTTGCAATCTTGTCCTTGCTGACGTAGCCTGGCTTTTTCAATTTCTTTAGGTCTTGGGCTCCTAACTTGACTTCTGCGTCCTTCCGCTGCTGGATTTGCTCTTTGGTCAATCGATTCGGGTTGCCCTCTGCCAGATGTAGAGCAACTGGTTTTGCATTTCTTCCTGCCACGAGGGCTCACCTCCCGGATTTAAGCAATTTTATTCAAAGTTGCATATTCGCCAAAATAGAAAACAGCAGCCTCGTTATAGGCCGCTGCAGCGTCTTCTTCACGTTCAAATATTCCCAGATATTTCTTTTTACCTTCAACTTGTATTTGAGCTATCCATCGCTTAGCTTTGTCCGAAAAATATACCCCTTTGAATCGGGATGTACCTATCACCCGTTTTGTTCGATTCCACATATTTTTACGGTGAGAGCAAATACGGAGATTTACTTTTCGATTGTCCAACCCATCGTGATTGACATGATCAATTACCATCCCGCCATTCACTTTAAGTACTAATCGATGCAATTTTATTGTGGTAGATTTTCCATCTTTCTTGATTCCAGTTTGGACGTATCGAATTCCATTAATCTCTGATAAATGCCAAGTGTGCGAGCAAACAAAATGGGCGTCTTCCTTATCGAAAAAGAACTCGACCCCGTTTTTCGTCACACCAACCATATAGTCGTCACGCACGAAAAATTTATTTTTGCTTGCCATCAATGTGCCCCTTTTCCTAAAAAAATCGAAAAAACGAAAAAAATTCGTGCGAGGGGGGCGAGGCGGTCTATAAAAAGACGCCTACAGATTTTTTACCCTCCCCCGTACCTCCTCCGGTCCTCTGCTGTCTTCTTGTTGTGGTGTGCATGGCACAGCGACCGTAGATTGTACAGACGTAGACGTAAGTCCCAGAAGAGAAGCAGCGGCTTGATATGGTCAACCACATCAGCCGATGTGATACGCTGCTCCTTCTTACAGTCTTGGCACAAGCCATAGTCCCTTTGTAAAGCCTCGTTCCTTACAGCTTCCCATTCTTTACTGTGATAGAAGTCGCTCGATTGTTTGTTGCGTCTATGCTTATCGTAGTTCTTTTGTTGTCTGTTCCTGTTCTGCTGTTGTAAATGCTGGTGCTCCTCACAATACCTATCTGCCGTAAGCTCGGTGCAGCCTGCTTTGTTGCATGGTCTTTTCGGTTTTACTGGCATATCGGACCCCATAGCAAAAGCCACCCGATAGACCGGATGGCTCATACATTTTTGCTGTTCATAATTTTTCGATGTTATCATAGTAACACGGAATGACTGACGCCGAAATGACACGATATTGACGTGCAATTGACTTAGGCGAATTCGATAGCATCCACTCCAAAAACCAGTACGGACAAGGTTTTAGAGGCTTCATTGATGTCTCTGTACACGGTTCTCGTTTCGATAAAGTGACATTTTGCAACCTGTTCAGCCGTCATTTTATCATCGGATATATACATGGCATGGATGATTTGATACCGTCTTCTTTCTTCTGGATGCACAGACGTTTCGCACATCGCTTTATAGACTTTTAGCATTCTTTGGACGAAATTTACCATAACCATCGTTCGCTGTGTACTTCGCTTGATAGACTCTAGGGCTAGCTCTTTTGAATACAGGCTTTCCATTGCATCTGCATAATCCATCGCCGACACTTTTTCCCTTGATCCTTCTGCATGGCTCACGAATGATCGGTAATGCTTTAACAACAACTTTGTATTGCGGAGACGCCAGTCCCGTTTTTCCTTCTGCTGTTTTTGTCTCTCTTTCTCCTGAAAATCCTTCATCACTTGCAGGGTAGTTCGTGTGATCTCTTCGATCATTTCAGGGCTCAGTGCCTGTTTCTGGGTCATTCTTGTCCACCCTCTCTGTTAAAATTCCCAAACTCTTGTGTTTTGCTATGCTGCTATCCTATCGATTCTTGCTTTCAAAGCCTGTTTCAGTTCTTCCTGTCCTGTTGCTTTCCGGTGAAGTGCAGCAACAGCATCCTCATCCATCGTGCCCTCTGCTACCAAACGCATGATTACTACACGGTTTTTCTGCCCTTGGCGATGGACCCTCGCATTGGCCTGTTCGTCTTCTTCCAAACTCCATATCTGGTCATACCATACGACCGTTTGGCAGTTTGATTCTTGGAGATTAAGGCCGTGACCAGCACTCTTCGGATGGAGTAGTAGTAGCGGAATTTTATTGTTGTTCCAATCTGCGATATCCTGAATGCCTTCTTTCCCTTTTCGCAAAATCTGTGCTTGCGGGAAACGCTGTTTAATCCTCTCAAGGGAGTGTTTGAAGTTGTAGAACACCATAACTGGTTTACCTTGCGCTGCCTCGATAATGTCCTCCAATGCGTCAAGCTTTGCATCATGGATCAATTTGACCCCTTTGTCCTCGTCATACACCGCGCCGGATGCCATTTGTAACAGCTTGTTCGACAGTACAGCTGCGGTACTTGCTACCACATCAGCGTCAAGATACGGCAGAAGCAAATCACTTTCTAGCTTTTCGTAAAGCTCCCTTGCTTTCCCCGATAGTTTGATAGGGACAACTCTATCAATTCTCTCTGGCAGCTCCAGCCAATCAGCAGCCTTCATGCTTACCGCGATATCTGAAATGGCTTCGTAAATCCGCTGCTCAGCCTCTTTTTTCTGCTTCCACTCGTATATCACATGGCCGCTTTTGGCCCCAGGTGTAAAATAGCGATCCCGATAGCCCGTGATTGTTTTCCCGAGGCGTTCTCCCTGATCCAGCAGGTAGATAGGTGCCCATAAGTCCATCAGGCTATTAGGTGCTGGTGTACCAGTCAGACCGATTACCCGTTTCATCATCGGTCGGACTCGACGGAGAGCTCGAAAACGTTTGGACTGCGGATTTTTAAAACTGCTCAGCTCGTCAATCACTACCGTGTCAAAATCCCACTTTGTACCAAGCTCACTGACAAGCCACTCGACGTTTTCCCGATTGATCACCCATATATCAGCATCTGTTTTCAACGCCTTACGTCTGGCTGATACACTGCCCAAGACTTTACTAATCCGCAAATGTTTCAAGTGGTCCCATTTTTTTACCTCACGTGTCCAGGTGTCGTCCGCGACCCGTAATGGTGCGATTACTAGCACTCGCCTTGCCTCAAAGTAGTCGTTCAAAAGCAGGTCAATCGCGGTCAGCGTTGAGACTGTTTTGCTAACCTAAGCCCATCTCCAACAGCAACGCGATATAAGGCGTGTCCAATATCCGTTGTGTTGCATACTCTTGGTATTGGTGAGGGATGAACTTCATTAGGCATCACCTCGATTCAATTTGGCATGCAAAGTCGCGTGTTCACTTTGCGACCCGAACACCGTCAGATTGACAGGACTCGCATTTCTCTTATTTTCGTCATTATGGTGTACCACTTCTCGAGGTCGAAGACGGCGACCAAGTTTGATTTCGGCCACGATCCGGTGAAGGTGTCTCCCAAATAGTTTTGGGTATGACTTACCTTCGCCACTACCAAGACGGGATTTACGGATTTTTATTCGAGTCTCGTACGTCATTCTCGTGGGGTTCAATTCCGCATTTATCGTTTTCAGATTGCAAGACCTACTACAAAAATCACGGATACTGGTTTGTGAAGGTGGTTTTGTCATAGGTGATCCGCAACGAAAGCAAGTTGTTTTAATTTGGTTCCTAGCTTTGTGTTTGTAAGAACACTCCCTGCTGCAAAAAGTATTTCCCTTAGCCTTATATGGTTTGACCTGCATCGCTTTCCCGCAAAAAGTGCAATTAACATCAATTGGCATCTCGACTCACCTCTGCAATAAATTGATCAATGCCAGAATTGGAGTCAATTTTATAAACACTGTGCCCAAGCTTTCGCAATGTCTTTGCCCACTTTTCCTGTAGTGGCTCCAACGGCTCACCTGGCGCCTTCATCTCGACATACACCGTTCTACCGTTTGGTAGGATCACAAGGCGGTCAGGTACACCACGATTTCCCGGCGACACCCATTTGGGGGCTTTCCCGCCTATCTTCTCCACTTCGCGGACCAGTCGTCGTTCCAATGCTGACTCACGCATGGTTTTCACCTACTGGCTCTGGAACTTGCCATAACCAAGTGCTACCAGTATTAATCGTTCTGACATTTAAGTCCTTACGCGCTTCTTTTAACTCAAATCGTGTTATGCCTAGCCCAGCACAATGTTCTTTCACCTTGTCATATGGCTTGGGCCCTTCTGCCAAATACCATGCCAGCATCGTTGCTGCGTAATCGACTCTATCCAATTTTGTCAAATCACTTTTCCGATCCATGTGCTGTCCCTCCTTGTGCAATAAATCCCTTACACATGCGTTATGTGCCTAAATCACGTTTAGCATAGGACAGCATACAAATACTATTTTTCATATTCCTATGCTCTATCACTTTTATTCTTAATAGAGAATTTACTGCTTCATCTGTATCAAACATCGTTCAATCCTTGGTACGACTGGGTTGACCGTGAAGCAGTAACCCTACTTTTATCTGCTTCACGATCTGCATCATCTGTATCAACCCGTGAAGCAGATGATGCAGTAAAAGTGCAGATGATGCAGCGCTATCTGCATCGCTCAAAAGCAGTTTGTTGCCCATAGCCTTGAATGCGGACACGACCCTTTAATTCCTTCCACCCTGGTATGCGTCGCAGCATGTCGCAAATTTCCCTCGCCTCCCAAGGGCGCATAGACCCTGCCTTGTTATGGAGGCATTCCACCCACACTTGAGAGGCGCACACGCGATTCCGTAGTCCCGTTTCAGATTCGTCTGCCCATTCATCCTCGACCGGTGTTTCTAGCCACTCCTGAATGAGTCCAACACGCGGATCATCCTCCAAGTGAAGCCCTTGAATACGTCCAGCCTCGCGGTCAACCTCTGGTGATAGGACAAGCTCCTCGCCAGCTTTATAAGCCTGTAAAGCCTCCGCCCATATCTGGCCAATTTCGTACTCAGTCAAATCGGTGAAGACGCTTTTTGTCCGCTTATCCGGTTCCACGTTGACGGGCCAGAAGCGCCTATTCCCGGTCGGGTCCTTCAAGAAGTTCCAGTTATTTGTTGTTCCGAAAAACACACACTTTCGCGGGAAATCCGTAATGACACGATCATAGGCAACACGGTATTTATCGCTGCGCTTGGTGATGAACTGCTTGATCTCGTCGACCTCTGTTTTGGACATTCCGGCCAATTCTCCGAACTCAAACACCCATGCCGACTGTAGATGCTCTCCTGCCTCTTTGGTGTCAAAGGTCTTCAATGAGTCACTGAACCAGCGCTGCGCCAACATTTGAATGATCGTGCTTTTGCCGGCACCTTGGGGGCCAACCAAAACCAGCATATAGTCGAATTTGCACCCAGGTTCATACAAGCGCTTAACAGCGGCAATCATCATTTTGCGGGTTACTTCTCGCACGTACGGCGTATCAGCAGACCCAAGGTACTCTACAAAAATCCGATCCAATCGGGGATCCCCGTCCCATTTCTGCGCTTCCAAATATTCAATGATCGGATGAAAACGATTCATGTGCGCTACCTCCGTAAAAGCATTTTTGATAGTGCTCCCTGACTTGATTTCATATGTCTTGCCAAACCAGTGTTCAAGTCGACGGTCATCAGCGCCAAGCCATGGCTCATAATCTTCATATGGCCGTTCACGTCCACGCCAGGGCAATGCCTTTCGGATCACCTCTGTATTACCAAAAGCGTCATATGCCAGAACGCCCTTGAATGGTCCATGACTCAATATGATCTCTGCATTCTTTGCTGTAGGTAACGGAAGTCCAGTCTTTTCATGTGTTTTCAGCTTTCCAATCCAATCAGCCTCAGGCTCCTCGTCGTCATCTACCTCTGTTCCAGCAAAATCGTCCGATAGCTCCGCCAAGCGCTCACGTTTCACTTTCGTGTCCTGTGTGGCAAAAGCGGTCATGGCTGTAAAACTCGGAAGCTTACTCGCATTGGTTTTCTCACTGGCCTTGTCGTCGAGCTTGCCGAACTTGTGCAGCCTTACAAGGTCAAAGGCGTTGACCTCTCGACCACTACACGGGTCACTCTCATGGTGACTGTAGGCAAAGGTGTCTTCGTCATATACAACCAGCCCACCGTAACTACTGGAGCCAACAAAGGTAAAGCGAGACAAGCTGTCATCTACTGGTTCGTATGCGTCTGGCAGAAAGGTCGCTATCGCCTCGCTGATCGAGTAGCATCGGCAAAATGCCCCAATTACCCCTTGCTTTGATCGCGGGTCTTCCATCCGCTTTGCCGTCTGACGCTGTGCCTTATCGTCTTCATGGCGTGGCCATTGTAGTGGATCACGCCAATCATCGTATTCAGCTAGCATGGCATCTACATTAACAGGCTCACCCTCGTAGACTTCCAATACTGGTTCCGCATCTATGGAACACGACGGTAGATACATCAAGCGGTGAACATCAAACGTCGTCTTGTCGAAGTATTCTAAGCCAATTTGCTCCGCAAGCTTGCGGCTCACAGCGGCGTATTCATCCGGGCTCATTGCACGATCAACCAGTACGATCAGACGGTATTTTGGCTTTTTTGGTCGGTGGCTGTGTGTGGAGTAGATCACATAAGCTGAACCGCCAAGCACGAGCTCCACAGTGAACAGGAAGTCCTCGTTGGCATGATCGACGTCCAATGTAATCAGACTACGAGTGTCGACGTTCTCCTTTTTCCGACGACCGCCTCGGACAAGCCCACCCACAAAAGCAGGCCCGTCCTTAATCTTGCCACGGTCAATGTTGTGCATCTTGTTGTACTGAGCCATCGTCTCATACGTCCGGCGCACCTTCCGCAGACGGTCAACGAACTCTACCCACGTCAGGTATTCCGGCTTCCAGTTCGTGTCCGCACGATGCTTGCCGAATGAAATATCAAGTTCGATGTCGTGCATTGGAGGTTCACCCTTTCGCTTCCTAAATGTAATGATGTGTTAAATTGCCGCCAACTCTGGACACTCATAGATGTTTCCGACGACTCTGCCATCATGATCGACCATGTATTTCAACAGTGTCCCGTATGGTTTCCATTCGCCCCTACCGTTTCGGTAGAATGCCATAAACTGTCCCATTTCAAAAACCACTTTTGCAATGTCTTCGTCGTCTTCAAGTGCATCATCTTCATAGATATCTATGCCGTTCTTATCCCGCAATCCGGTTAATTGACCAACTGTTTCGGGATCTACAATCCAGTTTTCATGATCCGTCCATATCACATATTGATCTAAGATAGCACCATACAGGAAGTAGCCATACACCCACTCACCGTTGTCGATCCTCTTTCCCCGGAACTTGATTTCACGCATAAATTGACCCTCCCATTGTTAATTCCCCGGCCATTTCATCGGTAACAACTCTTTCCAATCAGGGTTATCCCCGTGGTACAATTTCCTAATCACGTAATGCACTGAGTTTTTGTTTCGTACCTGATTCCCTTCATGAAAGGTCTTATTGACTTCCTCGACAATCACGGAAACTGGTGTTTGATCATCGTACATTGAATCGATTGCCTCAACTTCTTCTTGCCAGTACGGAACTCTTGCCCGAGCAGACTCCACACAGACTCCCTCCCATTTAACAAATCGATTGTTTTGTTATGCCACCTGTAAGCTTGAGATAGGAATGGTTCCTCTCATGGACAATTCGATTTCACCCGTTTCAAATGCTTGTAAGTATTGATTGATTTGCTCTTCGTCGTTAAATTGGTAGTCGAATGCTGCCCACCCAAAAAGCATGTTATCTCTGCCGCAGTGGTACATACCTCCGATCATTCTGTTGTAGCGCACTCCGCCCCACGGCTTCTTTTCGCAGACGGAGTACCGCAATTTTCCAAAAAGATTTTTCACCATGACGAAGTAATTTTCGGAAACGCCAACTACTCGCATCGATGTTTTCCAGTCGTTCACCTTAACGAGGTCGCCGACGCGGATGGTATCCAGTATTTCTTTGGTGATGGTACCTTCGTAATTCAAGTCACTCAGCTCCTTGTTTTACAAATCGTGTGTTTTGTAACCAATAATCACCATTTTTCGTAATTTCTATCGAAAGGAGCACTCTCATATGACAATCATATTGATCCTTTTTATTGGATGGATTCTAATCCTGAATGCAGAGTCTCTCCAAGCTAGATGGATATACGTATTGTTAATTACCCTTACTGTTATTTTTTTGTTTTTACTAGCCCTTCCGTATATGAACGAAGATTGGACTGGGCATTAGGTCGGCGTTTCAAACAATTACTGTTGTGTTCCCAATTCATTGACAACCAAGCAGTCACCATCCAAAATGGAAATATGTGTATACGAGGAGGTTATCCCATGTTGGCAGGCTTTGGCGCTTTATTGATCGTTATTGGACTCATAGGTACAGTGCCGATACATAACGTACTCTACCTGTTTATCGCTGGATTATTTCTGCTAGTACGCGACGGAATGACGAATCAGAAGCTATCGAATGCTTTACTGGCTTTATCCGTGCTTAGCGTAGTTGTCCTGCCTTACTTTAACTTGGGGCAATTCTTACCTCTATCGTCTGAGCCGGCCGGAGGACTCTTAATCTCAACCGGGTTACTTTTAGGAGCAATTGGATTGAGGACCTTTATATTGGCGAGAAAAACTGCGTGATGTCCGGCTCAGCTCCCCTGTTGGGGAGTTTTTTATTTCCAAACTTACCGTTGTGTTAAATGAAACCAATGAGTTAGTATCTAAGGTATCAAAATGTAAAAAGATGGTGATTGTGGAATGGATTGTTTCAAAGCAATCTCAGAATTCATTTTTGCAGAACGAAAACACATATTTTCACATCCTGACCTTGTAATTTATCATCCTGGACATTATGCAGAATTAAATGAGCAGATTATTCACTTTTATAAACAAGAAGGCTTTTCGAAAATTACTCTATCTTCCGCCCCCAATCGATTTATGAATGGAAAGTCAGAATATGAGATGTTCAAACCCATCCTTGTAAATGGCGGCATTCCTGAAAATGACATCATTCACATTACACAAGGAAGTACCATCGACGAAATAGTAAGATACTCATTTCAAATTCCTCTTCAGCAATCAATACAGTTCAAGAATGTTCTTCTAGTCGGAAAAGCCTTTTTTATGAGACGCTTCTTATTGCTGGGTGAAAAGTATGCTCCCGAAGGTTCCGTTCTTGATGTAATGGGTCTTACTGATAATAGAGGCATTGAAAAAAATAACTGGTCGGACACTGAACATGGAAAAAATAGAGTTATCGGAGAACTGGAAAAAATCTCATTCTTGCTTAAAGGGGCTATTTAATAGTCCTTTTTACATTAACTAAAATGTTAAATAACGATTTTCCATGTGATAAAATTTCGATATACCTTTTATGGAGTGAACTTTGAAATGATACAGAAACATGAGGTTATCGACTTATTCTTATCTGCTTGTCCATCCTATAAAGAAAGATGGCTCCATTTTGTTAGCGAAACTTACGACGATAGCGAAGAGCATCTTCCGTATATTGATATCTCAGATTTCGCCCAACATGTAGATGAGCTTTACCAACAGCAAAAGTTAACCGAGTTCCCAATGATATTTGAGGTTTTAGAAATGCTCCATATCAACGGTGACGACTATGTTAAAGAATTAGCGACAATTGGGTTTCTGGAATCATTGCTAGGTTGTGAAATTTCAAGCTCAATTGAATGTTTTCTGATGCCCATTTCCCTAAAATGGTGGATCTCATTAAATAAATTCATGTCTGGAGAAAGTCGTTATGTTGGTGAAGACCAATAATACAAAGTACACATTATGTTAATGTCAGCTTGATACCGATTTGTTCTTCGAGTTTCTGATAATGCAAACGATCTTCCAGTATCCTGAGTTCGTCCGCTATTTCACCTTGTCCATTCTTCCCAAGAAAAGTCCGAATAGCCCATTTTTCCTTTTCCTCAAGAGTGAGGTAGAATGACGATCCATTGTCTCTAAGCATTTACATCCTCCTTATCTCTCTGAGCATTAAGTAAAATCCCCAAACACGTGCTATAATTTTCCAAATGTTATTTTATGGAGTGATCAGCGTGAGAAAATTATTTGATGCTTGGCTTGGAATTATCATTATCGAACTAATCGTTTTGGCAGTAGTCACTGAACTATCTGCAAAGTACATATTTTTCATGCTCGCAGTCATCATGGCTAGCTCGATAGTCGGAGCAACATATTTAGTTTTAAAAAAAGGTTCTGTTGATTCGAATGATATTTAACATAATTGAGCATCTGCTAACATGGTGAAAAGCCTCCTTTTTTCTGGGCAATCGGCCGGGAACACTGTAGCCGCAGACATTCCTGGTTTTTCTATTAATCCTTTTGATAGAAGTCGCATTCGAATCCAGCAGCCGACAACGGTAATCCTGGTGCCCATTTGATTGACTTCCCCATTACTGCCGTCACATGTTCGACCGATCCGGTTCCGACTGGCACATCCAGCACCACCTCGTCATGTACGTGCATGACTATCTTGTATCCCTCATTGTCCAGCCGCATTAGGCTCTCAGCCAAGCAATCCCGTGCGATCGCTTGAACAAGGTTCTCCACCAATCTGCCCCCATACGTCCGATGGGACATCCACTTCTTTTTGACCTGATCCATTCCGTCAAATACCAGCCCGTCCTTGTTAAATTTAGGATCGGGTTTAATTCGAGGATTCACGTATGCAAGACTTCGACCACTAGGTAAATCTGCAAACAACATGCCTGCTTCGTATCGGTACTGAACCCCATGTGCTAGTTTCACAGTCGTTTTCTCACGTACTGCTGTTACTGCTGCATCCTCTGCGGCGTACCACAACTTGACGATATTCGGATTGGCTTTCCGCCATTGCTTAACCAGTCGTGGGTAGTCATCAGGATCAATCTCCTTTTTCTTGTCCATATTCTCCATGGCTCCTGGCCCGCCTTGAAATCCACACGCTAAAACAGCCACTTTTCCAGGTGCGCGATACCGATAGTTTTCGTGTCCCTTAACGATCGTTTCAAGTGGAACACCGAACATGTTAGCTGCGGTAGCCTCGTAAATCTTTCCGTGACCCTTGAATACGTCGAGTACCCAATGCTCGTCCGCTAACCAAGCGATGACGCGGGCCTCAATTGCTGCGAAGTCTGAAACAATAAATCGGCTACCTTCCGAAGGGATAAACGCTGTACGGATCAACTGACTAAGTACAAATGGTGGGGCGCCAAACAACATTTCAAGTAAATCGAAGTCACCACTCAACAGAATGTCTCTTGCAAGAGCCAAGTCCTCAATTTTGTTTTGCGGAAGGTTTTGCACCTGAATGAGTCTTCCAGCCCAGCGCCACGTCCGGTTAGCTCCGCAAAACTGGAGGAGCCCACGAGCTCGATCATCTGAGCAGATAGAACGCTGCATGGCATGATACTTGTCCACGCTGGTTTTACTCATTTCTTGTCGGAGCTCGAGCATACGGCGAGTCTCATCATCCGGCGCGGCATCCAGGAGGACAGGTATGTACTCCTTCGCTAATCCGTCCGGTGTTTCAAGTCCTCGGTCAGCCAACCACTCCTTTACCTGCGCCAAGCTGTTTGGATTCTCCAGCCCTGTCAGCTCACGCGCTTCGTCCAACAGTCGTGCTTCGTACTGTTCGTCGCAACTGATAGCCTGCTGGACCAATTCCCGATCAAGTCGAGTGCCACGGTCGTTAATCTCCTGATCCAAAGCCCAAAGCTGCCATTCGTGAGTAGGAACGGGGAAACGCTCCAGTTTGCGCCTCACTTCTCGCTCTACGATCACGTCTTGTCGGTTGTACTCGATGTACTGTTGCCATTTCTCAGGATCGTGATAGGGGTAGTTCCGTGTTCGCTGTCCGTTTGCTTTCGACTCCTTGCAAGGGACAGAAAAGTATTTGATTAATGCTTTACCTTTTGCATCTTTTTTAGCATCCAGCTTTAGCACTGACGCTACGCCGTCCAAGTCACTTGGCAATCCGAGTGTAAGTGCATGTACTGATGTGCAGCGCCACTGACGCGGATCGCAGGCAATACCAAACTGTTTTGTTATACATGTCCGTTCGAATCCCGCATTAAAAGCTGTCTTGATGACATTGGGGTTAGTCAAATCGTGCAGGACTTCATCTGGCACATCTTCAAAAGCTGTTAGATCAATTACCGTAACCGGACCATCGCCATAAGCGTAACCAAAGAGCAGAATTTCGAAGTCTGGAGCTTCAACATATCGATAGACTCCTGATTTCTTTAGGTCAACAGATGAAAAAGTTTCAAGGTCAATCTGGAGAACTGTCATATACTACAAACCTCACTTCTTGTTGTAGTACCGTATCTTGAGCCGACCAATATATAACTCTGCAAACCCCGAATGGAAGTACAGTCCCTGTTTTCCTAGCGTTTGACCTCGGAGAAACTGAATGGAAAGGAGACTATTCCACTTCGTTCCAAAGAATCGAATTGTATGTTGTTCAGGTTGAACGATAGCCGATACAAGCCTTCTGAATATCTTCAAAGTGCCTTACCTCCCGAATCTTTAGATAGGAAAGGGGACCCATCGCTGAATCCCCTTTTCGATTAGTTCATGAAGTCGTCCTCATCGTCTCCGATGTCCTCAAACTCTTCATCTGCAAAATCATCATTCAAACTGGATCGACCACCTAGGGATTCACCATCTTGCATCTTCACGATATTGTTCAGACCTGCTGCCACTCCGCGATTTCCTTTCGCGTCAAATGGGAAGAAGTTGAGGCTCACCTTCACGTAGCAGCCGCTATACACCTCAGTTGTATCGGAAATCTCTAGGAACTTCGTCTTACCTTGGGCGTCTTTACCATTCGGCTTTGCGATACCAGGCTTAGTTCTGCTGGAAGCATTCAGGAAGTAATGTCCCGCGTATGCTTCATCGTCTGGACGCTCTTCGTCACCATCGCGCAAAGGTTTTTTTAGATTTGCTGGAATCTTCCCACCCCACTTGCTTTTACCTTGCGCTACAGCAGCATCTACAGCAGCCTTGATCTTACGGAGAGTTTCTTTGTCCGATTTTGGGATAAGAATTGATGTACTATACATCAAGACTCCTTGGTCATTTTCCTCCGGCTCCCATACCTTCGCATAAGAAAGACGTACTTTTCCGGTGATTACCTTTGTTGATGTATTGTCAATTGCCATATGAATATCGCTCCTTTGATTATGCTGAATCGGCTTAATTTTCTTGACCTCAAACCGCCATTTGTAGGCGTCCTTACCAATTTTCTCGAATAGTTCTTTCCGTGCGAGCTGCTTCGTCGGTGCCTTGATCCCGAAACAAAATCGCTTTGACCAGGTACTATAGACTCCCCACTGCTCAGGTAAAGTCTTCATCTGCAAAATCCCCGTCTATGCTGTTTAGCTCTGGACGCTTGTCCGTCTCAGGGACGAGTACAGGCTTGCCTTGTGGCTTGAATATCAGTCCATCCAATAACTTTGCCAGCTCTTTCTTCCCGATGTTCTTTTCCATATCCCCGATGCCAAGTAACTCTTGTGGTTTCAAATACTTATCCATATCCACGTCGGCGATTTCAAATGAGAACCGTGCAGCAGCCTTGTCAGTAATGACTCGATTACTCCTGCCCTCAACCAACTTCCATTGAGGGATTTTGTTCCCTTTCTTGGCTTGTTCAAAAGCGTAATCCTCAACATCCTTCGCCCACGCTTTGAGCTGCTCGGTTATGTACAATATCGAACCGATTTCCTCGTTGTCCAGCAGCGCGGGGTCTTTAAATTCGTGGGCAAGTGCCTTCATATTTTCATCTGCCCGAGCCCGGCAATTCGCTTTCACCTTGCACCATCGGCAGTGATCACCAGCCTTGAACTCCCCTTCACCTGCATCCGCAAGAGTTGCAGCAGGCTTCACGACTGACTCTGCCCACTCGGTCAATTCCTCTATCGACATCGTATCGCTACTGACGCTATCAAGCCTTGGTTGTACAATCGTCATGCGAACCTCTTGAATGTCATACAAGTAGCCGTAAGCTGACCAGGCACCAAGGGCATAGAGCCGAATCTGAGGATTACCCACCGCGCTGACAGGCACGCCCTTGCCATATTTCAAGTCGATCACTTCTAGGACAACATCTGAGATAAGAACGACGTCACCCGTCCCGTAGCCGTCTGGCACCCACTCGGAATAATCAAGGCGCTCCTCCAGTAACACCAGCGCGGCACTTGATCGGGACTTTGCTTCCATGAAACGTTCATTCACAACGTCTACGTAATCCTGGACAGCGTTCTCCATTTCAGGACCGTAGTATGGGTTAGTGGCTTTGAACTGCTCAAGCAGATCAGCCATGCGCTTACGCTCTTTGGAGTTGCAAGGGTAAAGGCTCCGGCTGAGTAGTATCTCTGATAGCTCATGGGCTGCTGTACCCTCATTTGCGTATTCACTACGGTTTTCTGGAATGTGTTCGGTCAGTCGGGCACTCGGGGGGCAGTTAATCCACCTACTAGCCCCCGATGCACTCAGTAGAGCATGTGCCCTTTCCGCATGTGCTTGTTGTGTCATAGCAGGTCCAATTCAGCCATAAATTCGGCTCGCTTATCCTCTGGAACATTTGAGATAGACTTACTACCGAACTTTTCCAAGAGTGCCCTGATTGCCTTTTTGGCTTCTGGTGTTGTGCCGACCTGCTGTGCCTTTGCTAAAAGCTCAGAGGCACTAGGGACGTCCTCGCCACCTCCGCCATCTTCCTCTTCGGAGCTCTTACTTGAATCCTCATTAGCTTTTTTGTCTTCCACCTTATCTTCTGCTTTTGAATCAGACTCAGGTGCTTGCTGCTTGTCCGGTTTAGACGTAGAGCGATTTCCACGCTTCGGCTTTTCGCCATCTTCTTTATTCGTAGGCAACTGGATACCAGTGCCATCGTTTACGAATCCAACAATACCAGCCAAACCAACAATAGCCTCCTGTAATTCTCCTGGGTTTGCTGCTTCGATATTCAATGTGATGTTCATAAATAGCCTCCTTGTTTTTGGGCCTCCATCGATATACAATGGTGGCAATCGAATTTTGTTTTGTTTCGGACTCAGCGTTGCCGCGCTGGATCTTTTACTTTTTTATGTGACATCTCACCACCCTTTTCTAACAAGGCCGCTGACAGCCCAACCTCTCTGCCAGCCGTACAGCTCCTCTGACTGATCCCGTTGTGACCTCGCTTATGTAGACCTGTCTCATCAGGCAGGGACGGTCAACTCCCTGCGACCAAGGGGAACTCCCCCGGTTTCGACTAAGCTTTATATGTGGTTATTTGCAGCCCACTTTCCAAACAAGATCCGCTACAATAAATCTCGCTCCCAACTTTCCAAACCTGCTGCCCACTGTAGACGGCTTGAGAGCATTGATCGCAAATATCAACAATTTGATCCTCGTCGTCTTGCTGAATTGTCGCTTCTTTGTAATCGTTCATTGTCTACCTCCTGATCTCTGTCTAAAGGCTTGTCCAAATTTAGATTGATATGATAAGATTCTGATACTCAAATTCTTTACATTGATCCGCCTGTTTGCCGCAGGCGGCTTTTTCGTTTTCCTTGGCTGCTCCCATTTCCTTTTCCAGCTCGTTTACCTCATTCACGATCCACCAGTCCCATGTTCCGTCAGCTGGCTGATGTCGCAGAGAACGGTAGATTCTCCAAAGCTCTGCTATTCGCTTAATTGCAGAATCAAAGTCGTACCTCATACCCCCTCACTCTCCAAATACCGCATATATCTCCTGACTTCTGGTTCGCTGACACAATTCTGACTGAAACCAAAGGTGTCGATTGTGCCGATTGGTGTTTGATAGCAGAACTGATGCACCGTGTGCAAGCCCATCGAATCAGCGATCAACACGGTACGAGCGTAAACTTCTTCCGACACCGTTCTGACCCTATCACTCAGGATCGTAGCGCGAACACCAGTTGCAGTTCGCTCATTGAGTATTTTGGTTATTGCTATTTCCAGGTCAGTAAAAACGGGTATAAATTTCCCCATACTCTTTGATCCCTCCCGCAAAACATATTTAAATATTCGAATTGCCACTTTCCTGTTTTTTCTCTCATCCAGCTTCCTACCAAGCATTCCAGCTCACTTTTTTGTCTTCCAGCTATCAGTGCTTTGGCTGTTCATACAACCACTTAATCAAAAATTCTCTTGTCTCTCTGGCAGGGAAGTACCACTTCCCGCCGACCTTAAATTTGGGGAATCTTGGATCAAAGAAAACTTTATCCTGTATGGTGTTCCAGCACATGCACGTACGCTTTTTTAGCTCTGTCGTATCCCAAAACACCTTTTCTGCATCAACCTCTTTCACCAATTCACTGATCCGTTCATGGCACATTTCCATAACTTCTTGCTCGTCAATATTTACGGTCACAAGTTTTCGCACTTAGTTCTCTCCTCTCTTAGCATTTGGTACGAATTCTAAACTCCCATCGCACTATTTGACTGTTTTATCTACCCCCGCCAGATTGGAGTTTTTCTTATACAAGTCATCTATCGGTGTCCCTAACAGTCGAGATAGTGTAGGCATCTTGAATGCTGGCAGCTTCCTTCTCCCCTTTTCAACGTGCTGGTATCCATATCTCGTCTCATAACCGAGTGCGAGTGATAACTCTTCTATAGAGATTTTTTTGTCGATCCTAATTTGCTTTATCTTCTCTAAATCTAGTTCGTCTAGTCCCACCTTCTATCACCACCCAATGCCAATTTGGAACCCTCGCTTATAGTATAAAATGCCAATATGGCATTAATCAACAATAAAATTCCATTTTGGCATTTTTTGTTTTACTTCATTAGAGTGTTTTGCTATAATACGTTCCATAGTGGCACGTATCGTACGGAGGGATATATAAATGTATGGTCAGCGCATAAAAGCAGCTCGTTTGGCTATGGAGATGAGTAGAAAGGACCTTGCTGAAAAGTTGGGCGTAAATGAGACTACAATTACTCGATACGAAAACGAAAAAAGGAAGCCTGATCCTGAGACATTAACTTCCCTGTCGGAAATACTTAAAGTGACTACAGATTACTTGCTGGGTATTGATGAGTCAGAGAAAGTTCAGGAAGAAGACGAGAATCTACAAGAGCTGATCGACTTCTACGGTACTTTGTCTGCACAAGAACGCGAAGACTTTGTAAAGCACATGATGTTTATCAAGAACGGTATAAAAGCCGCTCGGTCTAAGTGACCTAGCGGCTTTTTTTGTATGTATCTATTATTTCTCTGATCTCTACTAGGCTACAGTCTCTTGCTATTTCACGAAACAGCTCCATTACTTCAGGCGGTATTTGAACTGTTCCTTGATTTTCTTTTGATGAATTAAGTTCTACCATTATCTCATCCCCCGAAAAGTCATCCTGATGGTAATTCCTAATGCTCATCAGACATGTTCAAATATAGTGGCACAAGTCTATCATACATAAAATACCCATTAGTAATTAAATTACAATTTTGGGTATCAAATCTAAAAAACGACAATTATCGACATTTTAGACTTATTGTGGTACTATATGATTAATATATAATGACTTAAAAGAGGTGGAAAAAATGAAACGTACATTCCTTACACTAGCTATGATTTTATCTATTCTTTCGGTAGCAACAGGGGCATCAGCGGACAATGGAGGTGGATGGTCTGCGAAGGAGAATTATGGTACAAAAAAAAGCAACTTGAAACCACAATCTCCAATTATGTATACACTCGACAATGGAGGCGGATGGTAAAGATTTACCGCGACAATAAAAAAGAAGGCAAAGGTTATCGATACCTTTTCGCCTTCTTTTTTATCTTTTAAATTCACACAATTATTCAACACATGTAGTAAAGATTTTGCTGTTTTTAAAAATAATATCGGCACACTCATTGACTTGATTGGTGAGTCGCAGTTTTTTAGCCGTAGCTAAGCTCTCTAAAAGAAGATCCATGGCTTCTGTATATCTATTGTCATGAAAGTATAGTTCAGCAATATAACATTTAACCCGAATTGATTTCTTGGAGTGGTATGGGTCTCTTTTTTCAAATAAACATTTAAGTTCTTTAGGAAATAATGATAGTACCCATGCCATATCCCGATAGTTTTTTTGATCGTGAAACGCCTTTAGCACATGGTCAAGATTATTAGGTGCATCTTCCCGGTATTTTTTCATAAACTCAATCAGTTCGTATGTTTTATCATATTGTCCTGCTTCTATTGCAGTTAAGCATGCGTTCATATCAGCCCATCTGCTTATTTGGCTATCCCCAAGTTCTCTGCATTTTTCTTCAGTTTCTGTAGCTTCAGAAAAGAGCCCCTTTTTCCTATACGCAAAGCCTAAGTGAGCCATAAATTTAGCATACAGACGTGCATTTTCCTTCTTTGTCATTTCAAGCATACCACATACTTCATTACCGTATTTTATTAGATGATCCCATTTATCTAATACATAAAAAACGGCTGTGATGTTCACGTAGGCTTCAAATAATAGATCGTCAGGCAATGACCTAACATGTTCACCTAGCTTTGTTGCTGCCTCAAATGCATAGTCCATGTCCCAATCTCGCACAATCATAAAACGCCGATAATAGCTTAATGCAAGGCACTCTGCCAGGCGGTTTCGCTCATTATCAATTACCATATCGTAAAAGTATAGAGCATCATTAGAAAGTCCGCGTTTCTCTAAATCTATTCCAGCAGCAACCAAGATGTCTAACTGTTTGCCACTCTCTAGCAAAAGATCAGTCATCCCAGTGGTGTACTCATTAAGTTTTTCTACTTTGGTATAGATTAGAAATTCCTTAATCCTCTGGGGCTTGTCTCTTGGAGCATCCCAGCAGTCACGCAAAAAGTCCTTTAGAAAGTGATCCTTTGGCAACCCTAGCATTTCTGAAACATCTACAAGAGCATGTATCTCAAATGGCCTTCCTCCAGATACCCATCGACAAAAGTCTTTATAGTTGACACCGATGTTCGCAGCAATATGCTGTTTTTTCAATCCACTGTGTTCGATCGCTTCTTGGACTCTCTCTGCTATTACCCGATTTCGAACAGCCATTCAAATCACTTCTCCCCGTTGAGAAGCAAAAAGATCCATTCCTTATGATGGCAACAGGTTTCCTATATTACTTGTCCGACCCCTTATTTGCAGTATCCTGTTGGCTTTTTGCTTTTACCAGTTTTTAGACTCCTTGTTAACAAAAGTAAAATTCACCCAATTAGTATAACATTTTTCTTAATAAAAATTTATTGCTTACACAACTTTATTTTTTAGGATCACGTCCAAATCGCTGCGTACTCCTCGACTCTCTTCTCATCAATCCGCTTCATAGTCCCATAGAAACATTTTAGGAATCGATCAAGCTCCCACTCTTTTTTATCCCTCTTGTATTCGTTCTTGGTGTATTCCCAAGCAACTGCAGCTGTAGGTAATACGTTTTCGTTACGAGTCCATCCAGTCACCCGTTTAAACATCACCACCTTGCTCCAGAACTGCTTGATTACCGTTCCGCATGAAAAACCTTGCTGGATCAATTTTGCGAATTCTTTCGGGATGTAAGAAGGAATTACAGAGCTGTCTTTCGCGAGGGACGTTCCGTTTACGTTATTTTTCTTAGTTTCTTTTGGTCTTTTTGGAGTATTAAAAACCCCTGTATTAGCTTCCTGTTTTAGAGCCGCAACCTTTGATTTTTCTGGCGTTTTAGGCTTGTCCAACCCCGTCAGCTCAACCCCGTCATTCAAGGGTAAAAAATAGTAAATGTTCGCCCCTTGGAGTCCCGTTTTTCTACTGGTTACAACCCGTTTAATAATGCCTTCCTTCTCCAAATTTCTAATTGCTCTTTCCACACTTGCCCGGCTTACCTTGGATAACTTACATATTGAATCAATGAGTAAATAAGATACTCCGAGTGTTCCTTGTACTTCGTTCATAGCTCGTTTTCTAATTACATCAAGAACACGCAGCGTAGATGGTGAAAGCCTTTCTTGTAATCTTTTTAGATGCCTGCTAATTGTTTCTCTCAGCTGTTCCTTATTATGGAAATGACTATATCGTCTCATCGCCTCAACCTGTTGGTCAGTAAACAAGAATTACCCTCCTCTAAGCTATACAAATAGTTGTACTTTAAGTTCGGTTTCACGTATCTAAAATATACGCACAAGACAATCAGTTGTCAATATAATAAATACGCTATCTTGTACTTTAGTTATTCGATTGTGTATAATCCTCTTAGATATAGCTTTATATCCAAGCGATATCTAGAATTCATTAGAAAAGGAGGAATGGACATGGCATTTACCTATAAACCTCTCTGGAAATTATTGATAGACCTTGACATGAAACGCACTGATCTTAGAGATGCTTTACAAATGTCTCCCTCAACTTTGGCAAAAATGGGTAAGGACGAAAATGTTGCATTAGAAGTGCTGGATAAAATCTGCAACCACTTAAACTGCCGGATTGAAGACATCATAGAACACGTTCCTGACAACAAATAAAACGCACCCAACTGGATGCGCTTTTTTTTAGATCAAATTGGTAAGGAGTTGTATTTATGGCAAGCTTCAGAAAGATCGGTGGAAAATGGGAATATAGAATCCGCTATAAAGACCCGTTTACACAAAAGCATAAAGAGAAATCAAAACGTGGATTCGCAACAAAAAAAGAAGCACAACTCGCTGCGGCTGAGGATGAACAGAAACTGCTGGAGTTCCATGAACAAACTGACATACCACTAAAAAATTTTTTACAGATTTGGTTGGATGAGTACAAAAAAGACACTATTCGAAAAAATACCTATCAACTTCACCAAAGAAATATACAAAATCACATTCTTCCCTATTTTGATAACATCATGCTTCAAGACGTGAAGCCAATAATGTATCAAAAATTTTTAAATCACCTTACAGAAAGAGACTACAGTAAGCGATCAGTCGAAATTGTCCACACCACAATGTTCAACGCTATGGAGAAAGCGGTCACATTAGGAAAAATCGAAAAAAATCCATGCTTAGGAATAACAATTAAAGGTCAGTCCAAAAATGAGGGAATTAAATTTATGGAATCAAGTGATATCCCTAAATTTTTGCAGGCAACCCTCCAATATGATTACATCTACTGGATATTCTTCAAAGTATTAATTGAAACAGGTATGCGAAAAGGTGAAGCAGCTGCTTTACAGTGGACAGACATAGACTTTAAAAAATATACGATTAGCATTAGTAAGACTCTCGACTTCGGAGCAAAAAATAAAAACGAGCTTTTTGGTGATACTAAGACATTTAACTCGAATAGAACAATCAAAATTAGTCAATCACTAGTCAATGATCTCAAGCATCACTTATCCTACCAGAACCAAAACAAATTAGGATTCGGGGAACTCTACCACCATGATCTAAATCTAGTATTGTGCAGAAAAGATGGAAACTTTATACCAAAATCCTCTCTGTTTAACGCATTTTCACGAACGTTAAAAAAAGTGAACATTCCCTCAATGCCTATCCACTCATTAAGACATACACATGCAGTCTTGCTCATGGAAACCGGTGCAGATATGAAATACATCCAGGAGCGTCTAGGTCATGGCAGCATGCAAATTACCGCAGATGTGTATGCCCACATTTCTAAAAAAATCGAAAGCGACAACATGAGAAAATTTGAAGACCATATGGAGAAGATTTATGAGTAA